ATCCTGCCGCAGAACCAGGTGCTGGTCGAGGGGTGCCGGCCGGGGCGCGTGCCGCTGGTGCAGGCCGGGGCCATCCAGCGCACGCGGGTGGTTTACTTCCACTCGGACATGACGGTGTTCGGCAGCGGCGGCGAGACTTACGGGCAGCAGGTGGCGCGGGCGGTCGAGGGCAAGCCGCGGGACTACGTGCTGCGAATCTTCTACGGGTTCACCAAGGACGTGATGGGGCTCCAGTTCCCGACGTTCAACCGGAACGTGCATGTGGTGCGCGAGCGCGAGCTGCCGGCGGAGGGGACGAACTACCTGTTCATCGACCCGGCCGGGGCGCGCAACTGGTTCCTGCTCTACGTGCGCGTGGCGCCGGGCAATCCGCGCCGGCTGTTCCTCTGGAAGGATTGGCCGGACTGCCAGACCTACGGCGAGTGGGCGGTGCCGACGGAGCGTAAGGTCACGCAGGATTCCCGGCACGGCTGGGACGGCGACGCGGGCCCGGCGCAGATGAACCTGGGCTATGGGGTGACGCGCTACAAACGGCTGCTGAAAGAGCTGGAGACGATTCCGCTGGAGCTGGGCGCGGATGGGGAATGGAAGGCGCAGGACCCGATGGCCAGAAGGCTTCTCGACGAAGCCATGGCCAAAGGCGGAATGAAGAAGGGCGACGGCAGAATGAAGTGGGGGCGGGAACAAGTCGCGGAGGTGCGGAAGCGGGGGGTGGTGGTGCGGTATCCGATCCAACTGCGGAAGATTGACCCGCGGGCGGCGATGAATCCGCAGGCGGCCGAGAAGGGCGGCACGAACCTGATCGAGCTGTTCGCGGCGAAGCAGGAGGAGCGCGGCCAGGTGCATGAGGGCGTGGACCTGATTCCCGCCTACACGGGCCGGGGCGATGACAACGGGGTGACGGCCGTGCATGACCTCCTGAGTTTCGACGAGCAGCGTCCGCTGTGCGCGGTGGTGAATGAACCAAAGCTCTACGTGAGCGAGGCGGCGCAGCAGGTGATCTGGATGTTCGAGAATTTCACCGGGCGCGGCGGCGAGGACGGCGCGTGCAAGGATCCGGCGGACCTCGTGCGTTACGTGGCGCAGGACGACGAGCTGGTGCATGTGACGCCGGGGATGTTTCGGGCGAAGGCGGGTTACGCTTATTGAATTCGGAAGGCAGGAAAACAGGAAAGGAACCGTGGACGAGATCAGCAGGAAGACGTGGATGGGGTTGCCGGCGTGGGTGCCGTTGGAAACGGTGTGCCGGTTTACGGGGCTGCGGCGCGATGACATCCGGGCGATGGTGGAGTTGCGCCGGATTCGGACGCTCAAGGTGGGGCGCACCGGGAAACGGGTGCGGTATTGCAAGGTGGATGTGGGGGAACTGTGCGGGTATCAGCAGTGACCGGCATGGGATTAACAGCGAAGACGCGAAGACGCGAAGGAAGGCAAAGTCATGACGTTCCCCGCTTCGCGCCTTCGCGCCTTCGCTGTTCACCGTCTGCGCGGGGCTTGCCTTCCGGCGGTGAATCCTTAGCTTGGCGCCAGACCTTGCCGGAGTCGGGGCCGCCAGATGCCAGCGCAGCGCAAGGCCATGACATCAACCGACCACGATGACGGGTCACCCTCCGTGGTGCTCGATCCCGACCAGCCACGGCTGGCGGACCTCACGCAGACCTTCCAGCGGTGCTCGCCCAGCGGCGGCGCCTTCAACCGGCTTTACGACGCGGAACGCATCCGCTTCGCCCTGTGGGAGAACCAGTCCCGCGACTGTCGCAAGCACGGGGCGGGCGACTTCAAGGCGATGCCGTGGGAGGGCGCCAGCGACCAGCGCGTGTTGCTGGCCGACGACATCATTGCCGACGACGTGGACATCCTGGTGAATGCCTTCTGGCGTTCGCTGACCAAGGCCGAGGGCACGCAGGTGCGCGACGCCGCCGCCGCCGCCGTGGCGAGCCGCATGATTTACTGGATGGTGCGGACCAAGCTCAACGAATCGTTGCAACGCGAGGTGGAGCTGGCCGCGCAATACCAGCGCACCTACGGCTGGGTGGTGGTGCAAGTCGGCTGGGACCGGCGCCTGGGCAAACGCAAGGTGAAGCTCAGCTTCAACGACGCCGCGAGCCTCGCGCCCGACTTGGCCGTGCTGGTGGCCGACCCGATGCAGGACGAACTGTCGGCCGAACTGTTGCGGCAGGTGTATGCGCAGCGCGTGGCCGCGGAACTTGACGGCATGGAACTGGAACGGATGCCCGAGCTGTCGGTGAGCGAGGCCAAGGCGCTGGTCAAGACCCTGCGGGCCGGCGAAGCGATCGAGCTGGCCGTGCCGGCGCTGATGCGGAACCAGCCGCTGATCCGCGCCTTGCAACCGTGGCGCGACGTGTTCGTGCCCGACGAACAGGGCGACACGTCCACCGGGCAGGTGTTCGTGCGCGAGCGGTTGGCCGAGGACGAACTGCGGGCCAAGGAATACACCGACGGCTGGGACCACGAATGGATCGAACAGGCGTGGGCGAGCCGCGGCAAATACTCGACGTGGACCGACGAGGCCGACAAGGGCCGCGCCCGCGTGCATGAGACGGATTACGTGGCCGACACCGAGGACGGCGTGCAGTTGGTGGAAGTCATCACCGCCTACACCACGCGCCTCGACGAGTGGGGTGTGCCCGGCGTTTACGTGACCGTGTTCTCGCCGCACTTCACGCACGACCCCGAGGACAACGAGAAGGAACTGTGTGCCCGGCATGGCCTGTGCGACTTCAAGCATGGCAAGATGCCCTTCGCCAGCAGCGCGGCGGAATGGTGGTGCCGCAGCCTGACCGCGAGCCGCGGCGTGCCGGAACGGGCGTTCCCGCAGCAACGCAGCATCAAGGTGCAGCAGGATTCGCTCATCGACCGGACCTCGCTCACCACCCTGCCCCCGCGCTTGGTGCCGTCGCGCATGATGGACGAACAGGACGTGTTCGGCCCGGCGGCGCGCATCCCGACGCTGCGGGGCGAGGAACCGCGCTTCATGGAATTGCCCGGCCACGATGGCGTGGCGGAAAGCATCATCCGGCTGGAAATGGAGATCGCCGACCAGCGGTTCGGTCGCATGACGCCCACGGCGGCGCCGGCCCGGGTGCAGATGAAGCAGCAGCGCATGGTGTCGAACTTCCTCAGTCTCTGGAACGAGGTGTTCCAGCAGATGTGGGCGCTCATGCAGCAATACACGACGCCGACCGAATGGGAAGGCGTGACCGGCACACCCAAGCCCGAGCTGGCTGGCGCCGTCATTGCGGGCGAGACGGGGCTGATCTTGCAGACCGACGTGCGCGACCAGGACATGGAGTTCAGCATCAAGAAACTTCAGGCCATCTCGCAGTTCGTGGTGCCCGAGGACGCGGCCGGCGTCATCGACAAGACGCAACTGGTGCGGATGAAACTGATGGCGGTGGACCCGTTGCTCGCGCAATCGCTGCTGGTGAGCGACGCCAGCGCCAGCGCCAAGTTGCAGGAACAGGTCAACGCGGACATCGCCGCCATGTTCCTCGGCAATCCGCCGCGGCTGGTCGAGAACGACCCGACCGCGCCCGCGCAGTTGGGCTTTGCCCAGCAGATCGTCGGCGCGAATCCGTTTTACCAGAAGGAACTCGTGGGCAATCCCGAGGGCCGGTTTGCCCTGGCCATGCAGAACTGGGCGCAGAACCGGCAGCAGAGCGCCGTGCAGCAGCAGAACAAGGTGGTCGGCCGGCTGGGCGTGCAACCGATGGAGGGCGGACGATGACCGTGGAACAGGCGCACAAAATCCTGCGGTCTGTGTCGCCAGACGACCAGACGTTGCCGGCGGTGCTCATGCTGATCCGGGCGCGGCGGGCGGAGGCGTTGCTGCGGCACAAGCTGCCGCCGAGCAAGCTGCCGAGCGGCGACCGCGAGTTTGAGTCCGGCGCGTTCACGGCGCTGGATGATTTGGGCGAGGAGCTGCAACGGCTCCAAGGCGAGCCCACCCCACCGCCTCGCTGAGTTTCGCCCACGAAGGCCCACGAAGGCCCGCGAG